GGGTGATTGGCGCAGCGGCTAGCGCACTTCCTTCACACGGAAGGGGTCGTAGGTTCGATTCCTACATCACCCACGGCCGCTACGGTGGTCGGTTTTCGGGGCTATGGCGCAGCTGGTAGCGCATCTCCATGGCATGGAGAGGGTCAGGGGTTCGAATCCCCTTAGCTCCACAGGTAGGGATTTCAGAGTAATCTGGAATCCCTTTTTTCATGCGAAAATGGCAGAATTCCAACGATTTCAAGGCGTGGCACTGAATAAAAGACGTACGTCAACGTACGCGAATGTACAGAGAATCGGTACCCGTGGAGGTACCCGAAATGGGCACCCATCACGTGATACTGGGGGCATGGGCACAAAATTCGGAAGCGTCATCCATCGTGCCGACCGAGGCACCTTCAGGGCTAAATACACATACCACGGCGAGGTCATCACCAAGACGTTCAAAGACCGACTGTCAGCCGAAGCATGGCTAAACGGCGAAAGAAGCCGTGTGGAAGCCGATAAGGCTGGCATAACGAAGTGGACTAGCCCCACAGACAGAAAACGGCATGAAGACGCCGTAAAACGGCGTAGAACCCTATTCTGTGATTACGTGATGGACGAGTTCGCCCCGACGTGGCTGAACTACGCTACAGACGGCAGCGAACTGGCATCAGGCAGTAAGAGGAAGCATCGAGAATACCTCCAGCACCTCACCCATTCCTTCTTTTGGAAGTATCCGCTGACCAGCATCACCACCGAAGACATCAACCGCTGGTTGGCCGACCTAGACAATTTCGGGGGAGCGACACCCAGAAAGAAGACTTTCCAGCTACTCAAAGCTGTATACAGCAAGGCAGTGGCGGAGGGAGCCGTAGCCAAGTCACCCGTCACCATGAAGGCACCAGCCGTGCCAAAGAGCCGTCAGGCCCAGATTCCACCGGCAACGGCGGAAGAGCTTCAAACTATATATGCGAACATGCCCAGCACAACACGAATCTCAGTGTGGCTAGGAGCCATCCTCGATTTACGAATCGGGGAAGTAGTCAGTCTGCAAGTGCAGGATTGGAATCCGAAGACCCAGACTCTCAGGGTTTGCCATTCCGCCGACGTCAACGGCCAGCTCAAATCCACGAAAACGGCCACAAGCAATACGACGCAACCCGTACCGCCACAGTTGGGAAAGCTCATAGACAAGGCATGCGAGGATAAGAGGCCAACCGATTTTATTGTCACCTGCGCCGACGGAACGCACATCACCCCAAACAGGCTACGCGACCACTTCAACGAGGCCAAAACCAAGGCAAGACGGCCAGACCTACACTTTCATACACTCAGAGCCACCAGCATCACCGCCGCCGTAGCCACCGGTGCAAGCCTAAAAGACACCATGCAGTGGGGGAGACATGCCGACGCCGCAACGAGCATCGAGAGATACCAGCGTGCCAGCGGCACAGAGCGCATGAGGGAAATAGCAAACGGAATCGAAGATACCCTCATGGGCCACGAACCAACCCGTGAGGAGCTAGAAGCCGAGATTCAGAAAACAAAAGAGCGCCTAGCCGACCTTGAGAGACAGCTAGACGCCCTTAAATAAACGTTGCAGCAGCGACCGGCGCAGCACTTACCAGAACAGGTGAGCCAGTGAATCGGCATCCACGTACCGCCGTCTACCCACTTTGTAGGTCTTGATACGTCCGCCACTGATTAAGTCGTATACGTGCTGCCGCGAGCACTGCAAGTACGCCATCGTATCCGCGATGGTCATGAGCGGGGGTAGCTCATTCTTCCTCACGGTCATCACCTCCCCTCACCGCCGCATCCAACAGTTGGCAAGCCACCTCGGCAGAAACCCACGCCGAAATGCCACGATACGGGCTAATATCCGGCCTAGGACAGCGCAAACAGCCCCTAGCCTGACTGACAGCCGCACGCCTACGGTCGGAGTCTACGATGGCCTGAGCCTCGCTTACCCGCCAACGACGAACCAGCCGTCTGTAAGCCCAAAACGTCGGATAATCCGTCTCGTAGTCCTGCTGCTCGCGTAGGGGAAGACCTCTATCGTGACCCCAGACCCGGCCAGAACGGTACTGCCAATCCTCGGGCATGTTGGACAGTTGACGTTGGTAGTGCGCGACGCCACGAGCAGCGTGCTTCGCCAAATACATCAAAACTCGCTCAGGATGCGCCGGAACCGTCTCACCGTCAACGACCAATTCGCCGCCAAGGTCGATCGATTCGTAAATTTGCCCCTGCTGCCTTGCGCCCACGTTCGATTTGTTCAGCATGTTCACCCAAGACCGCAGAGCACGGTACTGCTCCAACACATCCGGCGTGTGGTCGAGCCAAACGAGCACGTGAAGATGAGGGTTACCGGTTGCTTGGAACTCCAGAATCCAGTAGTAATGCAGCAGCCCGTGCCGCTTCATATAGCGCAACCACGACTTGAGCCACGAGTGAAACATAGCCGCCGATACGTCGGCCATCTGCTGCGCGGGCATGGTGAGCGTGACGAAAGCCGGGACACCCTCTATGACGTCGAAATCCACCTGCTGAAGCCTCTGTTCGTTCCGACGCGCAACGTTCACCGTCCAACCCTTCGTAGCCGTCCTCTCCGGTGGCTGAAACGCCGTCAGCTTGACTATTTCGCCGGTTTCGGGATTCACCAGCGTCTGATTCCTCGTCGCACTAGTACCGTGCGCACGTATTGAAACTGTTGGCATATGACACCTCCTTTGGTGTACGGGACTCCCGTCCCGTTTATTCGATTTCTGAAAATTGACGAAAATATGCGGCCTGATATTAAAAAGAAGAGAAGCAGTTATAGTCACCGCTCGCGTACTCCTCGAACAGGAACCCAACCGACTCTTTCTGTCCTTCGGCTTGGTGTCGGAAATCCCGCGTCCTCGGGCTTCCGAGCTTCGCGCCGCTCGACTACGCCGTCCGCTTTAGCCGCCGACGCGCCTTCGCTTCGCTGGGGGCTACGCTCCGTCGCTCTGGCGGCATGCTCCCGGCTACTCGCTCTACTGCGCTCTCCGCCCTCCTTTGGCGGGCTATTCCGAAACCTCGCCAGCGTCCGGCACACGCCGCCCGCACCTGTCCTTGCGGTGTAGGCTGCACGGCTCTGCATTCTCTTTCACGGCGATACCCCCACGTGTCCTAATACGAAAAAAGGGAGGCGTTGCCGCCTCCCTTCGGGATGTCAAAATGTCAGACAGTCAAGCCGTCCTGCACGGTCTTCAGCGTCGAACTATCCAACGCCTTGGCCGCATCCGTCACCGGAAGATAGAAGAACCGGACAGACTGAGTGTGACCGTCCTCGCCCTGCACGACCGCACCACCGCGTCGAGTACTCGGGATTTCGGTCGGGGTCGGGCCACCGTCCGGGATAGCCCCGAGAACGGCTTCACTGGCCTCACGAGTGGTCACACGCAGCGCGAACCTGACCACACAGTTATCGCGGATGTTGGTAGGAATCGAATCGGCAGTAGGCTTCTGCGTCAAAAGCATGACACACCATCCCGCCGAACGCCCCTTACGGACGATGGTTGCAACCGCACGCTTGCAGCGTTCAACCAGCGCCTTATCCTCCTTGGAGCGTCCGGTCGTGTCAAAGAGCGTCTGGCACTCATCGATGACCACCAAGTGGAACGGGTGCAGGGCGGACGCCCCGCTATGCCAGAAATCAGGGTCGGACTCCGACCACGGATGCGACTTCAAATCCTCTACGCACCGCTGCGCCAACTGTTCCAGCTGGTCGGTGGCAGTCTCCAAATCAAGGTCACAGTCGTTGTTGTAGAGCGAGGCTGCTCGTTGCGCCCATGCCCAATCCATGCCGCCCTTACCGTCAAAAATGGCAACGGACGCCTTCGGAGAGGCGAGCAGAGGCAACGTGAGCAGAGTTGCACCGGCAGACTTACCGGCACCGGGGACGCCACCGACCACGATTCCAGACGTCTGGGCATAGGACAGTTTGGCGAAATCGCCAGCCTCGGTCATACCGTAAGTGACTGTCCGACCATTCCAATCGGCCAAATCGGAAGCCTTAATGGTCTTCGATTCGTCAAGTGGATTCTTAGGCGTGGTCTCGTAGAAGTGCAGCATCCAATGGCCGGGGCCAAGGTGATCGATTTTGTAGGTTTCCGCACCCATCGCACCGAGACCGAGCCGTGCTTGCTTGTCCACGAAGTCATCCGTGACACCACTGATTTGGCAGGTGAAGTCCAACATGGCCTCGCCATCCTCGTAAGACGAGTAGGACGCCGTGTAGTCGCGAACACCCTTGAAATCCGTGGTGGCGTCCTCAATGGGACGGAGCGCGAGCACTCGTTCCACCACAAATTCCGGCGAATCACCCTTAATCCGATGGCGCAAAGCTAGCGCCCAACGCCAGAACGGCAAGAGATTACGCAAGGCCGGGTGGAACAATCCGAAAAGCAGAAGCACGGCCACCATCACGGCGTACACGACCCAATACCCCGGAAGGAAGAGAATGAAGCCAACCCATACCACCGTGGCGAGAGCCGAGACGGTGAATCTCGCATACCAGCTGTCATCATCCCACGCGGTAACGTCGTGGAGTGGCAGGAACATTAGTGCGAACAATCCCAGGATTGCACACACCTTTAAAATCAATGTTAGAATTTCCATGTTTTTCCTAACAACAAAAAAGCGGAGATGGGGCGGCAACCCCACCCCCGCTGGGATGAACACAAACCTTGGGTCAGGCGCTTATTAGAGCGCTTGACCTGTTATTTTTTGGAGCGTTTGGCCGATATGAATCAGCCGCGTCCGCTCGCCTCCAAGTATTCACTTGTTGGCAATAAGTCGCATCCGTCGGACACTGGACTGGGTCAGTGCTGTAGACCGTGGAACTGGACGAAGCCGCCACAATCCCGACAGCAAACCCAACCAGCAGCAAGGCCAAACCCGCGTTGACCGCGAGAAGAATCTTCCAACGTTTGTCAGTCATCGAGCGGCACCCCGTCAAACGGGAATGCCTCCGCAACTGGAAGCTGGGCTTCCGTCAGTTTGCGCACGGCAGCAGACCAAGACAGGTCATATGTCTTCGCGTAGGTGTCGATACGCCGGTACAAATCTATCGGCATAAGAACAGTCCGCGACACCATAGGGTCTTTCTTCATGGTCAATCCTGCTTCAATCCGTCAGCGGAGTAGCTGAGGCCATTTTTGCCATCATCCATAAGCCACGGCGTCACCTTCAGATTTACGAAGTTGACAGGCGCGTTAATTTTGATTACAGGCTTGGTCTTCGCCCAAACTTTGACCGGCACGATGGCGACCGTGTGACGCTCATCGCCTTCAAGCGGAATGAAAAGGGTTTGGATTTCGTATTGCGTCAGCCCATCACGGGTCTTCGGCGAATACGTCTTCGTTGCCTTGTCGAAGTCCTCAACAACCGTCACGTCCTCAGCCAGAAGCTGGGAAGCGAGAGTAGAGCTGTTGACTGCAATCGGTGCAAAATCGGCGTAGCCGCCATTCTTGCGTGCCATAATTATCCTCCTTGGATAATTTCTGCTATCACTATTTAGTTTTCAAAATCCCGCCGTGATAGCTCATGGCGAGCAGTGTCACCGTCCGAACAGTTGCCTGTTCATCGGGGACACTCTTACGATAGCATATGGCAAACACCTACAGAATTCCCTTTTGTTAGTATAGCATATACTGGAATTGTCCACACAAAAGGAGCGAAAAGCGCAAAACGTTGAAATTCCAACGATTCAAGACAGTATACTGGAATTGCCCACACAAGAAAACGTTGAAAAATAGCCATTTTCAAATCACCAAATCCATCGGCGTGTCGCGCTCAAAAACATGCAAAAAGGTAGGAATCAAGCAAAGACCCACCAATGTGATGGAGAAGTGAAAAATCAAAAAATAGAATGTAAAAAAGACGTGAAAAAGAAAAGCGGACTAGGCCACCGCTTCGCACGGTGGCCTGCCGCACGCAGGGAAAGCCCTGCGTAGGGCGGGGTCCCCCTGCCCCCGCCGGAGAAGAGCATGGAGGACGGTGGAAAAGGCGGCTTCGACTCCCGTCATCCGCTCCATTCGAAACCCTTGATGTGGCTACTATATGTAGCTATCTGACTTAGGGGTAGAATATAAGGGGTGGAATCTATGTTGACAAAAGAAGACGTAATAGAGAAGCTTAGGAGCGGCGAACTGACGCCGCAGGATATTGCTGCGAACGGATGGATGTGTTCGGTGACGCAGCGTATCAGCAAGATAAAGCAGCCGAGAGGCGGCTATATCAAACCGAAGGAGTTCGAGCAGATATCGTTAGACGGGGGCAGCATTGATGACCTGCATCCAGAGGAAAACGTATCTCCGGGCTTGGTTGGCATCGCCGTGGACTATCTCACGCGCTTCATGTCCGGGACTTCGGCCGAAGAGGCGTTTAAGATTCCCAAGCTGGGCGCTCATGTTGTCCGACAGCGGAGATTGTTCAAGCAGCTGTTGTCGAATGTGTATGGATTGGACGACGATTCCATTGTAGCCGCCGTAAAGCTATCTGGATTTGATTCTGCATACAGAGCTGGCGTCATGGCATACCGCCCCGTGGAAGACATTGAGCCTGATGGCGACACGATTGAAAACATCCGCACTATGGTCGAACGCTCGTTGAGATTTTTCAATCAGTACGGTCCGAAAGTGTTGGACGGTCTGACATTTGAAGGCGGTTATACCGGTTATGTTGCTACTGGAGACGGCGATTTTCTGACGAATGATACGTTGTGGGATTTCAAGGTTTCGAAGAAAAAACTTCAAAACAAATACACCCTCCAGTTGCTTATGTATTGGCGTATGGGACTTCATTCTATTCATCCTGAATATGAGAATGTGAAATACCTCGGTGTGTACAATCCGCGTATGAATGTTGTGTATCGGCTTGATGTGAATGACATTCCTACAGATGTAATTTCGACAGTCGAGACCGAAGTTATCGGTTATTAGCGACCGATAATGCCCGTCGCTCCTGTGGGCGGCGGACATTCTCTTGATAGATAGAATTCGTCCTTTCGTGTACGTGCGGCAGCGTTGAAAAGAAGCGAGAAAAAACCACGTAAGGTACCCTACAAGGTACCCACAGTTACGAAACGCCGAAGAAACGGCGGAATACCAACAGACTACGGGAGTCCCCTTAGCTCCACAGAACAGAACGTCCCTCCTTCCGGGAGGGGCGTTTCTTGTTTTTTCGAGCCTATACCCGCAGGCGAGGATCCTCGGCATCGACAGTTCCCCGGACATGATCGCCTCGGCGCGCAAGCTCCGCCCCGACTGCGATTTCGATGTGCTGGACGCCGGGTCGCTCGACGAGCTCGACACCGATTTCGATGTAGTCTTCTCCAACGCCTGCCTGCAATGGGTGCCGAATCATGAACGGGTGCTGCCCTCCATGCTGTGACGGCTTAACGCCGGCGCAATTCACCGAGAACATCAACCTGCCGCCGCACATCATCATGCGCGAGACCGCGTGCGAGCCGAAATGGCGGCAGTGGATCAGCGAGATACGCCGCTACTACAATCTCGGCGGCGACAATTTCGACGTAAGCGCATACTATGATCTGCTCGCCCCGCTCTCCGCGCACGTCGACGTGTGGGAGACGAACTACTACCATGCGCTGCCTGGGTATGAGGCGATCCTCGACTGGTATCGCGGTACCGGTCTGCGCCCGTATCTGGCCCAGCTGCCCGATGACGGACTGTATCTGCGAGTTTTGAGAGCGTCGGTTGAGCGAGCCATAGATTTTTCATATGCCCGCGGTCTTGTGTCGCGCCCTGCGACGTGCTTCGATGGTGGGTGCCGGCGGCAAGGGGCTTCGCCGGTGCCATATCGATGGTTCGCACGTCAAGAAGGGGGTTGTGATGGTGTCCACCACATTGGACTTCGCCGAGAAGTACCTGCTGAAAACCGAGGTCAGGACCGTCGCGGTCATGCCCGACGACGATGATTCGGTGCGTGATGATGATTCGTACGACGCATAGTGCGGTGATCGTTCTCGATGATGTTTGTGCGAGGATGACTCATATTCCCGCACAAGTGCGCATGATGCGGATTCCCGGAATCCCGAGACTTGCTTTCGCTTGATGCCCGATTGGCCCGGTATCATACTCGCGCCTGTATCATTGAGGACGATTCGTTGCATATCTTGCCACCGGGAAGGGTCATCATGGGACGCAGTCGGTGATGCATTTCCACGTGCACTTAATCCCGCACAGATATGGGGACGGATTGGACACCTGGCCCAAGCTGCCGGGCCGCTCGCTCGACCTCGATACGGCATGGCGGCGGTTGAGGCGGGGAAAATCGACTTCGTGAGGATTGTGATATAGGACATCAAAACGGCGGGATTCCGCCGATGCAACCTGTGGTTGCGCACGGTTGCGGGGCATGGTCGGCGATTGCAACCGTAAGATGGTGGCGGATGGCGTGGACGGCGTGCCATAGTGGGGTCATCGGCCGAACATGACATGATGGAATCACTTGAGAAGGGATTTGACGATGAGCTTCCGCACCAACCTGCAATACCTGCGCGCCCAACGCAACATGACCCAGGAGCGACTGGCCATGCTGCTCGGCGTCTCGCGGCAGGCTATTTCGAAATGGGAATCCGAGAAGGCCTACCCCGAAATGGACAAGCTGCTCATGATCTGCGATCTGTTTGGCTGCACGCTCGACGACCTCGTGCTCGGCGATGTGAGCGTGAGCACCAGCCGGCCGGACTCGCACGGCGCATCGGCAACAGGCTGCGGTACGACTGTCGGAGGCAGGACCGGTGAAGATGCCGGGAGCCCTGCACATGCGGGGAACGCGAAGGGAAGTATCGGCGACGCCGACGAGCCCGCGCATCTCGGTGCGGCCGGTGCCATCGAGCCAAGCCTCACGGGCGTGCCGACCGGCGAGACACCGTACGGAACCGGTTCGCCCCGCCCCGCCGTGCACGCCAATACGGCCACCCTGCCGCAGGACCTGACCGGCTACGACGAGCATCGCCGCCGGTTCGCGCTGCTCATCTCCGGCGGCGTTGCGGCGATCATCGCGGCGGTCGGTATCTGCAATCTGTTCGATTCAAGCAACTCCATCCTCGGCGTGACGCGGCTCAATGACTTCCTCACGTTCCTGTGCATCTGCATAGGTGTGATCGCCGGGCTGGCGATGCTGGTCCCGGGCGGCATGTCGCACGCCGAGTTCAAACGCCGCCATCCGTATATCGAGGATTTCTACACCGATGAGGATCGCAGCCGCGAGACGCGTCTGCTGGTGGTCGGCATCGTGGGCGGTATAGCGGCAATCCTGATCGGCATAGCGGTGACTGTGTACGCCGATGACGTGTTGGGCATCAGCGATGGATGGCCGAACGCGATCATGCTGATGCTGTACTCGGTCGCCGTCTTCAGTTTCGTTTACTGCGGAATACGGCACGGCATGCTCGACATCGACGGCTACAACAAGAAGGCCGATACCGATGGCAAGAAAGAGCGTGCAGCCGGGCATGATTTCTACGACAATCTGACCGGTGCGGTATGCGGCATCATCATGTCGCTGGCCACGATAACCGCCCTGTGCCTACTGTTTCTGGGGCCGTGGATGCTGCATGACGACTGGAGCTCCGTGGGCCTGTTCTGGCTGCCGTGGCCGATCGGCGGCGTGCTGTGCGGCATAGCGAGCCTCATCATCCAGCTGGTCAAGGATTATCGCAGGCGCAACGACGACGGACAAGGCGCCGGGCAGCCCGGGCGGACGAAATAGCAAGGAAAGGACGGCCGATGGATGATCTCGCCGCGTCTCGTGAGCGGTATCCGTTGCAAACCATGCGATTGCCGGATGGCGAACCCTTCGCATACCGGTATCATCGCAATCCCTCCGCCCGCGCAACGATTGTGCTCCTGCCGGGCGGAATCGGGCTGTCCGACTGTTCTGCCTGCATTTTGAACGGTTCGTCGAGGACCGCTCGGTCATCACCTTCGATTATCAGGAGCGGTTCGCGACGAACGCCGAACTGGCGCGTGCCATCGCAAGTGGAAGCGGACGCTTCGCCTGATATCGATGCCGCTGCACCGGCGTCTGATGGCGTGGGCCGTGATGCGCAAGACGCAAGACCTGTCGTCTGGCGAACGGCGGCTGATGCAGGGCCTGTGCGATGTCCTCAAGCAGTTGCTGAGCAAGCCGTATCAGCGGCATATGGCCGATTTGCTGATCGATGCTGCGTCGCACGCCGACATGGTGACGGCGGTCATCTCGCGCTGTTGGTGCGCATGGACGAGTACATGGATACCGTACGCGCCTTCATCGGGTCGCATGCGGCCCGCTCTTAGCAGGCGTCTCTAGTCTCGCGTCGGATCCTTCTGCAGAAGCAGGAACACGAGCGCCACGACCAGCAGCAGCACCGCGATAGACAGCACGCCGAGCGAGGCTCGTGGTCTGCGACGCATGAGTGTGACCGTGAGCTCCCCAGCTGATGAGCGCAAAGGCAGAGATTGGTTTCGCGTGGGATTGTCCCGATGTCAAGGTCATGATGCAAAAGCGTTGGCTCTGTTAGACCAAGGTTGACTTTTTGACTTGTATTGTAGTTGCTGAGTAGCTACAATAGTGGTATGAGAACGGGCAAGGTGGCGCGTATAGCCGATAGGGGCAGGAAGGAACTGGGCGAACTGACGCCGCAGGAGCGTGACCTTGCTGTCAAGGCGTTACGCGACGCCCTGTACGAGGGGTTCGCGTTGGACGCGGCGACGAGCGACCCGAACCAGATGGAGGCGGTGCGTGCGCTGCGGCAGCATCCGCATCATCCGCAAAGGGCGTGGACGTGACGGCTCCCAGCGTTGGAAGTGCATGAACTGCAACAGGACGTTCGGCGTTCGCACGAACCGGGTGATGGGCATGAGCAAGCTCAAGGCGGGCGTATGGATGCGTTTTCTCGAATGCTTCGCGGATTGCCTGAGCTTGCGCAAGTGCGCCCAGCGTTGCGGAGTATGCCTGAAGACCGCGTTCCTCATGCGCCAGCGCGTCATCGAGTGCATCCGCCGATACACTCCCGTCCTGCGTTCCGAGGCCGGGTCGTGCGTGCGGTTGGACGAGACGTACTTCCGTGAGAGCTTCAAAGGCAACCATACGAAGTCCGCCGTGTTCGTCATGCCCCGCAAGGCGCGCAAGCGCACCAAGTCATTGAGGAAGCGTGGCCTGTCGAAGGAGCAGATATGTGTGACGACCGGAGTGGATGACACGGGGCGTTCGTTCCTGACCGTGTGCGGGCGCGGCGTCATCTCCAAGGATCGTGCCATGAGCGCGTTGAAACCCCCTATCGGGCGCGGCGCCGACGTGCTCACCGACGGGGCTCCGGCCTACGTGAAGCCACTGGCCGAACTGGGTGCGAACCTCACACAAACCGACGCGGACGATCACGCGATCAACAGGGTGAACACCTTGCACGCCCGTTTGGAGGACTTCATGTTCGGCTTCCACGGCGTATCCACGAAATATCTGCAGGCCTACCTGGACTGGTTCCAATGGCTCGGCGCGTTCACCGACGGCTGCGGCGACACCGGCGACGACCGTCTGCTCGCCCGCCAGCTCGGCAACGGCCTGTACCGCATCCGCCGCCGCGACTACCAGCGCATGGTCCCGCCATACATGGGCTACTGGCAAAAAGCCGCATGACATCGTGCATACGATGTACAGTCAGAACATCGAAACATAGGACAAGGAGGCGCGTATGGCGAGCATACCCACCACGACCATGAGGATAGATCCTCAGCTCAAAGAGGAATCCAGCCAAGTGCTCGAAGACCTGGGACTCACCCTTTCCGGCGCGGTCACGATCTTTCTCAAGGCCGTGGTCAGGGAACAGGGGCTCCCGTTCGAGGTCAAGAAGGAAACGAAGGACAAGCAGTAGATGCCGAAGAAGGTTCAACAAACCGAGCACCCGGTGCTGGACATGACAATGCCCGAACGAAAAGCCACTGACATGAGCGGCTTCTTCCGTGACCATAAGCTGCCGGACCAAGACGTGACCGGATTCTCCGATGGAGCCTTGTTTACGGGGGACAGCATCGAATGGATGAAGACCATCAACGATGAATCCATTGACATGGTTTTCGCCGACCCGCCGTACAACATCAAAAAGGCGGACTGGGACGATTTCGGCTCCCAAGAGCGCTACATTGAATGGTCGATGCGATGGATAGAACAGGCTTCCCGCATCCTTAAACCGACCGGAAGTCTTTACGTGTGCGGTTTCAGTGAGATACTCGCCGATCTCAAGCACCCCTCGATGAGGTATTTCTCCTCATGCAGGTGGCTAGTCTGGTTCTACCGCAACAAGGCGAATCTCGGCAAGGACTGGGGACGTTCCCATGAGAGCATCCTGCATCTGCGCAAGAAGGATTTCGGGCACATCAACTACGACGACGTGCGCATCCCCTACGGCAAGCACACGCTGAAATACCCCGATCATCCCCAGGCGGATTCATCCCAGTACGGACGCAAGGGAAGCCACTGGACGCCGAACCCATTGGGTGCGAAGCCCAAGGACGTCGTTGAGATACCCACCACATGCAACGGAATGAACGAAAAGACACCTCATCCGACGCAGAAGCCCGAAGAGCTGCTCAGAAAACTCATCCTCGCGTCAAGTTCGGAAGGTGATCTGGTGCTCGATCCATTCTCCGGTTCCGGCACGACAGCCGTGGTGGCCTCGCAGCTTCACCGCCAATGGCTGGCCTGTGACGAAAACCCGGAGTACAACCAATGGGCCACGCAAAGGCTTGATTCCATCGACCATGCGCGGACCGTCGAACAGTGGATGGCCTTTGACCGAGACAATTACGAAAGAAGAAGATCAATCCGATGACCATGACATTGAGCCAACTGGCGGAATGGGCCAAAGACAAGGAACGGTTCACCACGGTTGCTGATTGGGCAAACTTCTGCCGCGAGTACCTGCAATTCGCGCAACCGGAAGCGATACAGGCCGTGATCGTGTCCACGAACGAGCACGTCTACAACTTCTACCAGTACAAGGAGGACGGGAACTTCAAGATCACTCGCCCGCTCAACACCGATCTGATGATCCCGGAATCAGAGTTCGACGCCGCCGAGGGAAACGTCATGGAGGCGTTGAAAGACATTCGCAGTATCGCCGAAGACATGGACGCCCGGCGCACGCTGAACAATTTCGTCTACACGTGTCAGCAAACCATTGGCGCGACCTTAGACTCGTTGCCGAGTGTCAACACTGCGAGGAAACTCAATGGAGACCTCTTCGAGAAGTACATTCGGAGAATCCTCAACGAGATCGGGGCCGAAACCGGTGAGGGCACCATTCAAGTGCCCATCAAGGTCGAAGGCGTCGAACCGTTCACTATGGCGTACCAACATGATTTGATTGTCAGGAAAGACGGCGAGACCAAGGCTATCGGGTCGGTGAAGACGTCCAGCAAGGATCGTATTGACAAGATATTCATCGACAAGTTCATGTACAATGTGAGCAAAGGCAAGTAGCCGATAGGCGAAAACGTTGGAAAATGGCCGTTTTTCCGCCGCATACAAGGTGTTTTCGGCGTGGAAACGGCCATTTTTCGCATCGTTGGAATATGGCCGTTTTTGCCACGTATTTGGCCGTTTGTGACATGGATAAGGTGCCCTTAAGGTGACCTCCGGGAATCATTTCGGGAGGCATCATGACGGACACGAGACGACGCACCAGAGGCGCGGGCAGCGTGTTCAGGGACAAGAACGGGACGTGGCACTACCGCCGCGAACTCGACCGCGATCCGGCCACCGGCAGGCCGCGGCGCATCGAGGCGAAGGGCAGGACCAAGGCCGAGGCCCGAACGCGCTTCGACGCGAAGGTGGCGGAGATGGAGCGCACCGGCCTCATGCCCGGCGCGAAGTCACCGCTGTTGAAGGACTACTGCGAACGATGGCTGGCGGACTATAGAACGCGCGTCAAGCCGACCACGTACCGGACGAGGGCCGGAAGGATCCGGGCGTGCTGCGAGGTCATCGGCCACGTCCGACTGAAGGACCTGACCGCCGAACACATCCGCCTGTGCACGCGCACGCTGGGGGCGCGGCTCGCGTCGAGCACGCTGAAGGACCATTTCACCAGCCTGAAGATGGTGCTCGACCAGGCCGAGCTCGAGGAACTGATACCCATCGACCCGTGCAGGAGGGGCAGGCCCCCGCGCGTAGAGCGGCGCGTCGTGGACGTGCTCGGCCCCGACCAGCCGAAGCGCATGATCGAGGCGGCGGCGTCGATGCCGCAGGCCAGGCGCGGCAAACGCCGGTCGGACGAGGATCTGGAGATGTGGGCCCTGCTGTTCGAGCTGGCGTTCGAGACCGGCATGAGGGAGGGCGAGCGATACGCGCTCATGCCCTACGAACTGGAATTGAGGGACGGCCAGCCTGGCATCAACGTGCAGCGGCAGATCCAACGCTACGGCAGGCCGGGCGAGGTCGAGATACCCAACTGGCTGGAGGCAACGCACATCACCGGCACCCTATGGCTGACCACGCCGAAGACGCGGGCAGCACGACGGTTCGTGCCAATCAGCACCCAGTTGTGGAACCGATTGTGGGATTGGATCAGGGCGAACAACATCGGCATGCGCGACTTCGTGTTCACCTCCGCCCGCGGCAACCCCGTATGCAGCAGCACGGAGCGCTACCAGTGGATGAAGGCGCTGAAGGCGGCGGGCCTGCCGCAGGTCAAGATCCATTCCGCCCACCATTGGATGGCGACGATGGCCGCCCGCGCGAACATGCCCGACGACGCGCGCATAGCTGTCATGGGCCACACCAGCATGCAGATGACCATGCGGTACACCCACCGCGACGCCGCCTCGCTTGGCCGGCTCATGGCCGCCGCCATACCCGACCTCGGCGGCGGTGAAATCGTGGAGGCTGAGATCATGGAAGATGCCGTGTGACGGCGGATCATGTCTGGGCTGATAGAATCTGTTCCCATGACGAGTGTTTCCTGCGACGATGATTTCGGTGTGCCGGATGCCGAATACTGGTGCTTTCTCGACGAGTCCGGCACGCCGGACTACGACCCGGACAGCAAGCCGTATTTCGCGTTCGGCAGCGCGGTGTTCGAAGGCGACCACGGGGACGAGTACATGAAAGTGCTTCGCGCCAGGGCTTCGCGCACCGGAGTCCAGGGCGGATTCCATGCCTCCCATGACAGCAATGACACCAAACAGTGCTTCTTCGAATGCATCGACGGCATGGATGTGAAGTTCAACGCCACATTCATGGCCAAGCAGCGCGCCTACCCATATGTCAAGGCCAGGGGGAACCTGTGGCTGTACAAATGGACGCTGTACACCCACACCGGGGCGTTGGTGAGGCAGTTGTGGGATGGCAAGAGCAGGATCGTCGTGCATCTGGTCGTCGCGAAGATCAATCTCAGCAAGCGTGAGAAAGCCGTGAAGGATGCGGTGCGCGACGTGTGCGCGCAGTTCGACCGCGAACAGGTGCACGTGGTTCCGCACATCTGGGACTCGAACTCCAGCGCGGGACTGCAGGTGGTCGACTATGGGTTGTGGGCGATACAGCGACACGTGCTTTCCGGTGGCATCAGAAGCGGCCATTACAACAGGTTCGTCCAGCCGAAGATGGCGGACGACGTGTGGTATCCATGGGGGACGGTGGAAATCTGAGGAAAAGTTGAGATCGGCTATCCGCTTTCACGGAAAAACACCCGTGGTATTTTTATCGCCGATCTTGACTCCCATGCTAGTCCGCTCCGACATGGGAACGCAAGCCGATATGGTCAGATTGTGAGACGGTATGTCTCACGGTTGTTGCCCGACCATCTCCGCGCCGTATCTGATGCGCTGCTCGAGCAGCGTCTGGTAATCCTTGAGCACCTGCATTGTGACCCCGAGCTCGACCGCCATGCTGTAGGCTTCGCCGTCGTAGGTGGATTCGGCGAGTTGGTATTCGATGGGGCTGATGAGCGTGAGCGCGGTTTCGCGCCGCGCCCGCAGCTCGGCCTTTAACCCGGCGATGCTGCCGCATCCGATGTCGTGATAGTGCGCGTGGATCAGCTCGTGCTGCAGAGTGCAGAGGCGTTGCCTCGCGTTGAGCTTGTCGTGCAGGACGATGAGGCCGAGCGCATCGCAATAGTAGCCGTTCATCCCGCGGGGCAGACAGTCCTCCTCGACGCGCAACCCCATGCCCCCGGCCCGCGCGTACAACGTGTCAATGTCAGTCGTCTGGCATCTCGCTTTCCACGGCCTTGAACCCGGTGCCCTCGACGCGCCTCTCGTCCTTCCTCACGCGACGTTCGATCTTGCGGATGTCCTCCTGCGCGTCGAGCTCGTTCGCGTGACGTGCTATCTCGTTTTTGTCCATGTGTCTCCTCCTTGATGGTTGGGATGATTTCCTGACCTCAGGAAAATGGTCTAATCCCAGTGTTTCCAACGGTTCCCGCCGTCAGTCGTCCGGCGTTTCGCTTTCCACGTCACGATTCTCATCCATGTTCGCGGCCACGTCATAGTCTTCGGGGTGCGTCGATGATGGTTCGCCGATGAGGGCGTTCCGAAAGAGTTCCTGTGTGGTCATGCCGCAGGCTTTGGCTATGCGTTCGCAGTCGGATATGGTCAACGGCGCATCATAACGAGCGCGGACGAACCAGTAATTCCTGCTAAATCCGCATTCCGCCGCAAATTCCGTCGCAGTCAAACCGCTTTCCGCCTGCAGCTTTTTGCAGTAATCCATGATGCTCCGCGCTCCGGCGGTCACATCGTTGTTTGCTCTAGTGCCCATACGTCAAGAATACCCAATTGTGTACTTTTCGTAAAGTAATCAATTGGATACCATACATAAAGTAATCAATTGAGTACTCTTGAATCTGTCAGGTTTTGGGACATGCAAATGAGAAAGGTCCATGATGAGTGAATTGCAGGATAGGCTGATGCCGGCGCTTGATGATCTGCGCGACGGCTTGTTCCAGGCTTCCCAACTTCGTCTGCGCAAGGCGATTCTGAACCCGGAGCGCGTTCGTTCCGTTGTCGGAGAGGCGGATTTCGATTCCATCTCGGCGAGGACGGACCGCGTCGCCTGCCTGGGGCAGATGGACGCGGTCTGCAGGTTCCTTCTAGAGATCCTTTACCCGGCCGGAATCGGTGAAGGCGTTGACAATCTGCTGGCTGCCGAATCCGATGTAGTGGACGGCCTTGGCGAGTTCGCGAATCTCAGGGTTCTGCGAGCTCTCCTTGAGCCTGGCGGCGATGGTGGTTCCGGCGGCGATATTTCCACGCGCCTCTTCAAGTGCCTGTCGCTGTGTGAGCATGATGCTTCTCCTAACTGTTCGGCCCGCGCCTCTTACACGCGGGGTTCTTCCGATGTTAGGAGGGGCCGGGCGGTTCTCCTAACGCCGCCCGGCATTTTTGAAAAAACAATCAATCGGCCAAACGGGAAGGAGGTGAATGCGAGTGGACGATGTGGAGTTGATTCGCGCGAATCTTCGCGGCGAGATGGCCCGCAGGGGCAAGAGCAAGGCGGATGTCGCCAACGCATTGGGCTGCAGTCCTCAGTACTTGGGCCGCAAGCTTAACGGCGATGCGATGCTTACCGTCACCGATCTAGATCGATTCGCCAAGATATTCAATCTGAATTTCTACCAGCTGATGATGCTGCTCCTGCAGCCGATCGACAGCATCAAACAGGTCAACAAATGAGAATGCCGCCGGTACCAGCGGCGGCGAGTGTCAAAGAAAGGTCATTCCAATGACAAGCAACAATCTACAGCCCTTCGACTTCAAAGGCAACCAAGTGCGCATCCTCACCGACAAGAAAGGCGAACCGTGGTTCGTCGCCAAAGACGTGTGCAATGTGCTCGGATACCAGAACGCGAGCAAAGCGATTACCGACCATGTGGATGCCGGCGACAAGCTCAATAACGAATCGTTATCGAGTCTTGGACAGCGAGGCGGGTGGGTAATCAACGAATCCGGCCTTTATTGTCTGATTCTTTCCTCCAAGTTGGAACGCGCCAGGGAATTCCGCAAGTGGGTTACCTCTGAGGTTCTTCCTCAGATTCGCCGGACAGGCGGATACATCCACGTCGATGCCGGTGATGATGAGAAGACGATTCTGGCGCGCGCGTTGGAGATCACGCAGCGCACGCTCAACCGGCAGGGTGAGACGATTCGGCGTCAGGCCCTGGAATTGGAGGAGTGGCGCCCGCTCGCCCTCTTGGGCGAGGCGTTCGTGAGCACGGACGGCACGATGAGCGTGACCGACGCGGCCAAGCATTTTCGCACGCTCGACCAGCGCATGAGCCGTGACATGGTGTATGGGCTGCTGCGCGGGGCCGGATACGTGGAGGCCAGGAGCAACGCGCCCACAGTCAAGGCCATCCGTCCTGGCTATATGGTCGCCCGTCAGGGCATGCACGACGGGCGGAAGATCGGCAAGCCATACGCGAGGTTCACCGCCAAGGGAGCCAGCTGGTTCGTGGATCGTTTCATCTACGGCAACGCCCAGGGCAAGTTGAAGGGAATCGACTGATGTCCGCGCCGGTTGATTCGAGTCGCGTCCCGTTGGGGGAGCGGCTGGCATGGACTCCCGCGCAGGCCGCCCAGGTGTATTCGCTCGACTACCGGGGACTATTGCACGCGATCGACGCCGGCGACGTGGACACGTTCCGCCCGCCGAACCGCGACGGGCTGCCCGGCAGAACGAAAGTCAGCAAAGCCGCCATGGACAGGTGGATCAAGGGAATGGAGGAATAGATGAGCAGCAGTGCGAAGCAACAGGAAACCCGACGCCGGGGACTCCAGCTCACCGCGCGTGAACGCCTCGCCACCGAGGAAGCCCGGCGAATCAAGCTGCTCTTGCAGCGGATTCGCGACAGCAGCAAGGAAATCCACTCGATTTTTCCCGAGTGGGCGCGGAAGACCATTCTCGCGTTCTCCGAAGTGCAGGGCACCAAGGGCCTCGTCAGCAGGCTCGACCATGACGGCGAATACGGCCGCTGGGAACAGTTCATGGCGATTCTTGACCGGCTCGAAGAGAAAGGCGAATGGCGATGAGCCGCAAGGAGAAGATTCTCGCGGCGCTCTGGCTGCTCGCATTCTCCGCCAGCATCGTCGCCGCCATCTGGGCAGGCATGTGGCTCGTCGCCGGACTGCTGCGCGACGGAGCATTCAGCATACTTCACTTCATCGTATTGGCCGTCTCATTGCCGCTCGCCGTGATCCTCGGCAGACCGCTGGGAGGTGACGAATGAACTGCTTCGATCTGACCGTGCCAGGCGACCCCTTGTCCAAGGCGCGTCCCCGCGTCTACAACGGTCACGGCGTCACCGACCGGCGCACCAGGAACGCCGAGAACCGCGTGTACTCGGAGTTCCGCCGCAAGTACGGGAACGTGGAACCCATCAAAGGTGACGTGCGCATCCGTCTCAAGTTCTGGATGGCGTCACGCCATCCACGTGACTGGGACAACCTCGCCAAACTGGCCACCGACGCATTGAACGGCGTCGCCTACCAGGATGACGTGCAGATCGTCGAAGCGCAGGTGTCGAAGGTGCTTCCCGACCGGAGGGTGCCCGGCTCCAAACCGGGCATCATGCGCAACCGCAAGACCGGCGACCCGCTGCTGTTCATGGGCGAACCCTATGAGCCGCACACCGAAATCCACATCAGCGAAATCATCAACCCAACCAACTGAAAGGACAATCCAATGAACCACACCGACTACATCACCCAAGCGTTGATCGAAGACGAGAATATGCCCGCCGACCTCGCGGCCCTCTACCCGGCGGCCTCGAAGATCGCCGACGCCGCCAGCATGTTCATCGACAAGGCGGATCAGGCCATCGCAAAGAAGAACCTCGCCGGACAGAAGGCGGAGATCGTCGCCAAATGCATCGACATCTGCCAGCACGTCGTCAAGGAAGGCGCGGCCATCAGCCGCCTGCTGCGCAATCCGGCCTGCAGCATGCAACGGCTCCGGGAGACCAGGAAACCCGAGGAGCCGGTCCAGCCGGACACGGACGAGATAATCGCCGAAGTGGTCGACGAGATCGAAGCCGCGCACAACGCGGACGAAGCCAACGAGAACGGAGAAGACTAATGAGCGCCAACACCATCGAAGCCGCCAACGACATCCAGACGCTGCGGCATCTCGCCGCCGAACCGTCCACGGGCGAACTCGCGCAGCAGCGTGAAGAGGCGCTCGCCGACCAGTGCGAAGCGCTGCTCATCAGACAGGCCCAGCGCATCAGCGAACTCGACGAACAGATTCTCGTGCTCACCCAGGAACGCGACGAGTTGAAGGCACGGATCCTCGAACAGCACCCACAGCCCGGCACCTATCCGGCCGGCGAACTGAAGGTGCTGGTGAAGCAGGGACGGCGAGGACTCGACGGCAAGGCGTTCACGGCCGCGTTCCCGCCGGCGGAGAACCCGCGCCTCTACGAGCTGAAACCCAAGAGCCTGACCAACGTCGCCAAGCTCGTCGGCGAACTCGCCGTCGAACAGTTCATCACCCGCACCAAGCCATCGGTGGTGGTCGAATGAGCAGCCCCACGAAACGCGTCGCCAACATCATCGAGCAGTGGATTGGCGACGAGGACATTTCGCCTGACCGCTGCGATGACCTGTATATGCTGCCCGCCGAAACCCTTCCGGCACTGTGCTACGAGCTCGCGGAGGAAATCATGGACATGCTGGACAACGACGAGGAGGCCGGTCATGGACAGTGACGCCAGCGCCGTGCTCGCCGTCGCCCAAGCGCAGGCCGACGATCTGCCAGCCGGCCATGCGAGGCATGATGACCCGAACGTGCTCACCGACGACGAGGGCCGCATCATCGGACTGCGGAACGAGGACATCGACCCCTTGACCGGTGAACTCCGCAGCAAGCCGCCGGAACCGCCGGCGACAAGCGTGGACACCGTTGAGGAGCCGCGCCTGTGGCCGGAGATCAAGATGATGCTTGAGTCATGGATCCGCGACCAGCCGAGGGAGCGGCAGCCCGAGATAGGCCCCAGCGAGCTGGGCACCGACTGCCTGCACTGTCTAGCCGCCAAGCTCGCCGGCTGGCCACAATCCCGCAAGCCGTCGTGGCTGGCGTTCATCGGCACCTGCGTGCACGAGCACTTCGAGGAATGGTTCAACGCCGACCAGCAGACCATCTCCGACGTGATGAACGCGGAAAACCTCATCGAGGGACACCTCGACGACATGAGGCGACGGAAGCGGTTCCAAGCCGAGATGCGCGTCAAGGTCGGCACGCTCTCCGGCATCTACGGGACGAGCGAACTGCACGGCTCGATCGATCTGTACGACCGCAAGACAGGCAGTACGGTGGATTGGAAGATCACCGGCGACACCACCATGAGAGCGGCGAAGGCCAACGGGCCAAGCCAGCAATACCGCGTGCAAGCCAGCCTCTACGGCATCGGCCTGGAGAACGCGGGCGAGAAATGCGAACGCAACTGCATCTTCATGCTGCCCAGGAACAAAACCAGCCTCAACGACGCCTATGCGTGGGAGGTTCCGTTCGACCCGAAGCCCGGCCGGTGGGCCATGAGCCGCGCCCAACTGCTCATCAATCTGATGGACTGCATCGAACTCGCCGACGGGCCGGAAGTGCGCGACGCATGGATTCATTCACTGCCCACGAGCCCATCGCATTGCTTCCAATGCGGCAGCTGGCCAGACGACCAGTTCGGGGAACTCTCCGAACTGAACGCATCCCTGTACCCGGACGTACCCGCCAAGTGGGAAACGCTCAAACAACTGCTCCAACCAACCCATCAACCCGACAACAAGTAGAAAGAGACAACTAATCATGTATGGACAGCAGATGAACCAGTACGGCTACCAGCCGCAAGGATACCCGCAGCAAGGCTACGACCAGCAGACCGCTCCACAGCGGCCGCACATGAACGCAAGCCAGATGCTCGACCAGATCGACAGCCAGACCAGCAAGAGCGTGAAGTTCCAACAGCCCGGAGACACGGTCAGCGGCATCATCGAATCCGTCACCGCCGGCCAGGTGCACGTCTACGACAGCATCAACCAGCGGCCCACCAACCAGCCCGACTACTGGCAGGACGGCAGCCCCAAGGTGCAGGTCATCGTCACCATCGACACCGGCGCGCGCGACCCCAGCGTGGAGGACGACGACGGACGGCGCAGCGTCTACATCAAGGGCTGGGGCCTGCAGAAGCGCGCGTGGCTGAACGCCGTCCGCGCCGCAGGCCTGCGCAAATCCAGCGACGTGAAGCCCGGCGACCGGTTCACGGCCACGTTCACCGGATACGACCCGAACTCGAAGAACCCGAACAACCCCGCCAAGATGTTCGAATACACGATCGAGCACCAGAGCGCCGTCGACCAGGCCATGCAACCGCGGCAGACCATGCCGCAGCCCGCCTACGGGATGCCGGCTCCGCAGCCGACGCCGGTCACGCCCGCGCAAACCGGGCCGACAGCCACGCAGTCCGTGACGCCGCAGCAGACGACGCAGATTCTCCAGTTGAAGGCCGTCGGCAAGACCCCGCAGGACATCGCAGGCATGATGGGCCTCACCCTGGAACAGGTGCTTGCCGTCGGGCGATCGTCGCAGCAGGGCGGCCAGCAGCCGGAACCGGAGTTCTGACGGCGAATGTCGTGTAACCATGTGTAACCCGGTTACGCAAAAAATGACTGAAAACCGGTTACGTATGGTTACGTAACCGGCGACACAGCGCCGAGGGTTACGCATGGTTACACAGGCGGTTACGCAAAAAACGTTGGAATTCCGCCAAAAAGAAATAGGTTACTAAAAATCTTTTATTACTCCCCCCATCAAAAGTCTTGAAAGGTAGTGGAGGGGTTGTTCGTAACCACCAATACAAGCATGGAAGGAAAGACGATGGCCGGTAAGTACGACAACTACGCGCCGATCCCCGCCGAGGATCTGCCAGCGAAATACGCCGGCGTCTTCAAACTGCTCGACTTGACGTTCACGCCGCCGAACGACTTCGACCGCGTCATGACCATCACCGGCCAATCGCTCCAACTCGTGACCGACGGAGACAACGACAACCGGAGAAGCCGTCAGCTCGTCATGCACGCCGGATACCAGAAAGCCATATGGGAACTACGCGAAGGCCACCTCCGCTACTGCCCGTCCCAGCGCAGGCTCTGGCGTCGCGACCCGGATGTGGAAGATCATGCCGGCGACCGTTGGCTGCTCAACAGCTGGCATCCGATCAAAAGCATCGAGGACGAATACCACATCGGCAACAGCGCCAACGACCGCAACCGCAACTATTCGATGAGCGCCACCATCATGCGCGAGGCAAAGCGTTCGCAATGGTTCCAACAGGTCGAACGCGGCGTGCGCATCGACCCGTGCGTATGGTACCGACAGAACGGACGAGTCATCTGCGTGCGAGGTGACACCGACATGGCCGTGACCCAGACATTCGACCCGAAGGGCATGAGCAACCAGGCCATCGAACAGGCGGTCAGCATCTGCAAGTGGCTGACCGTGGACGACAAGTCGTGCGCGAACCTGCTGCGCATGTTCGCCACGCCTTGGCTCGAACCATTCAAGCAGCTGAGCTTCGTGCTGTCCGGCCATGGCGGCGACGGCAAGACGCTGCTCATGGTCAACGCCGTTCAATCCGTTCTGGGCGACCGCAAATCATATCCGGCGTTCAGCGCGGCGAGATACTGCGAGAAAGGCTTCGGACTGGCCTCTGAATCGATGAACGACGCGATGGCCGGCATGGCGTTCGCCTACGACGACGAATCAGCCGAAGTGACCGAAGCCATGCTGCCAGCGTTGCGCTCGCTGTCGACCGGCGCGACGGTGAACGCCCGCGTGGTTGGAGGCAAGTATTATTCGATGACGCCGACGGCGACCATCGTGATTCTGACCAACATGCCGTTCGCCGATTCCAGCGAGCCATCGGACAAACGCAGGTTCGTCAAGGTCGAGATGCATCGCTCGGACGGGCGCAGCTTCGACGAATATCACGCCATCGAACTGTTCATCCGCGAACACCCGGCAGCGCTCTACGCTGCGTCATGCCGCCTGTGGGAGCAGGGAGACGAACCCGAGCTGGTCAACCTCAGCCCGGCGCGCGCCATCAGCGATGAGATGTACTGGATCATCACCGAGATCCTGACCAACGAGGAAAAGTACGGGCAGCTCATCGCCTCGCGCGACGCCTACCGCGATGAATTCCACAAGCCGATAACGGGTGATGTCATGTCGCTTCTTGGCCTGGCAAATGGCATCACGAAAGTGTGGGGTGGTCAGAAGCGTGTTGTTCGAGTCCAGGACGAATCGCGGTTCGATGTGTACCGTCAGGCCGTCAAGGCGGAGGAAGTTGACGACGGCTCGCCGGTGGTTCCCGAACCGCCGTTGCCGTTGGAACTCGATTCGCAGCTACCGCCCTCATTGTTCGGATTCCAGTGTGATTACGTGCCTGCGAACGCGGATAAGTCGGCGTTCAACTGGAAGAAGCTCGCGCTCGACCCCAATGTGGACACCAGTCAGGTGCCCACCGGCGCGAAGGCGTATGCGGTGGTTCCAGCACCGGGATTCATGGTCATCGACATGGACATGAGCAAAACCAGTGGCGACGACGGGTGGACCGTGCTCAACCGGCAGGTGGGCCGGTACGGCACTCCGGCGTTCCCCGCGACCTACCTGGTGCGCACTCCTTCCGGAGGACTCCACGCCTACTACCGACTGCCCGAGGCTCTGTGCGGCAAAGTGAAGAACGCCGTCCACCTGAAGACCAGCGAATACCCCGACGGCATTCCCGTGGACTTGCGCGTGGAACGCAAGGGATACGTCATCGGAGCGGGAAGCACCGTGAATGAGGGCGACTACCGCGTATGCGACCTGCCCGGCGACGATGGCATACCCGAGGCCAGCGCCCAGATCTGCCGGTGGCTCGAATCCATCGGCAGCATCGAAAACACCACGCCCGGTCTGTCGGCGTCCGTGCCTCGCAGACAGCCGCCTTCGGCAGCCGGCACAACCGGCCTGGACATCGATCGGGTTATGGCCGACGAGCCGCCCGTCAGACGCCGCCCGGGCAAACCGGATATGACGCCCGTGCCCGAGGGGCAACGCAACCAGACGCTGCACGACTGGGCCTACGGGCGAGCCGTCAACCATCCGGACAACCTGCGTCAAATCGAAGCCGACCTATACGAGCGCGGCCATGCCAGCGGTCTGAAGGACGGCGAACTGGCGACGATCTGGAAATCAATCACACGACAACTCGGAGACTCCAATGCATAAGGGAATTCGTGCCCGCGAGCGCAAGCCGCCGTGGCTCAGGCTCTTGGCCCCGGATGGCAACATCGCCCAATTGGAGGCGGCCGTCTGCGGGACGTGCGGCAGGTGGGTGCTCAGGTGCAGGCAGGGCGTGTGGGAGGCGTGGGATCCGGGCGTCATCCAGGGCGATGATCTGACGGTGGCCATCATCCTTGGTGTCAGGCTCACGAGGCTCAAAACCGTGTACGGCATGTGTGGGCCGACGCTCATCGATGTGTGCGGCGAGCGTGGCATTAGGTCTGATGGCCAATATTTGGCCGAGCATCGGTGCGGGTTCGCGCCCATCAGCCTCACGCCCTACAAGCCTGCGGCGAAAGCCCGTCAACCGGGCAAGCCGTGGGCCTCGGGAATCAAGTTGACGGAAGAGGATGTCCGCGAGTTCGAGCGGATATGGAACATGCCAGTGAAGGAGTTGAAATGCCTAACGCGATCCAAAGTGAATTGATCCTCAAGTGGCACGGGCGGGGCAGCAAGGCCGGTGAGATCGCCGACATGCTGAAACTGCCGGAGGCGCTGGTGCAGTCGGTCATCGACAACCCGCCGCAGGACAAAGACAGATTCAAAGTGCAGTTCGTCGAACAGCCAACTCTCGACGGACTGTGACGATGGCAGGACGTGACGAACGAAAGGATGAGAGTATGCCTGGGAGGAACTTCCACAACGGCTTTCGGCGCGAAACGGTGGACATCGACGACCCGGAGGTGCGCGCCTTCATCGAACACTGCCGGGCCGGAGACGTGTCGAACGAGGAGACATCCGAGCGTCGCGGTTTCCGCGAGAAGCGAACGGAGACTCCGGAGCGGGAGCCGTGTGGAAAATGAAAGCCACCCGGCCGGACGGGGCCGAATGGCGTTCGCATGGGGATGCGGATGCTCATGTTAGTCCGGCCGAAAGGGGCGCATCAAATTGGAATGCCAGCACTGCCACCACACTTATCAGGACGAGACGCACCCGTTGTGTCCGGCCTGCGACCTCACGCTGACGCTCGACCCGCTCAGACTGTGCGTGTGGCTCGACCCATTGCATGCGTCGCTGGACGCGACCGTGCATCCCGGAGGCCACCAGCCCACGCGCGTCAACCTGCCGAACGCGCCCACGCCGATCCGGCTCGACGTACTCGACCTGCTCGACACGATCGACGCCACGGCACGCGCCATGTGGCGACGCCTCGAAGGCGTGGACGCGCTCGATTGGCGGCGTGACGCGCCCGCCGCCACAAGCCTCCGACGATTGCTGATGGACATCTCCGGCCATCCGCGCCTGACACTGCTGGCGGACGCGGGCATGTGGCTCGACAGTCTCGACCGATTGTGCGCGCTCACGCTCGCGATCATCGACATTCCCGACCGGCCCAAGCCCATCGGCCATTGCCCCAACCCATTGTGCGGAGTACAGCTCAACGCCATCGACGGACAGGGCAAGGTCACATGCCCCGTGTGCGGCGGCGAATGGCATGTGGCCGACGTGCGCCTCACATTGCTCGAAAGCCTGGCCGGCAGCGAGCGCCTGCTGACGCTCACCGAGTGCGCGCGACTATTGGGCGAGTGCGGATACCATGTGACCCGCAAGCAATTGCAGCACCGGCGAGACCGGGGCCTGTTGACGCCGCAGACCAATGATTCCAAGGGGCGGCAGCTGTTCCGCGTGCGTGACGTGATGGCGACACTCCCGTCCCGATTTGACGCGGCCCCGGGTTGGGGTCGATAATTGTCAGTGGATTAGAGGGTCCGAAACCGGAAGGTGATGGTTTCGGACCCTCACCCATACCCGGGATGGTTGGCGGAGCGGACATGAGCAGCAGACCCAACAAGCGCAGAGCCAACGGATGGCGGCGCAGCCAGCTCATCGCCCGGCACAGGGCCATGGGCCGCGACTGCCAACTATGCTTCAGACCAATCGATTACACGCTCGACTCCGGGCCATGGCGGTTCGTGGTCGACGAGATCACGCCGGTCGCCCTGGGCGGCGACCCATTGAGCTGGGCCAACACCGAACCCGCGCACGCATGGTGCAACCGCGTCAAGGGCACGCACACGCGCGCATGGGCCATCCAACGAATCGCGCAACTACTCGACACCGGCACGCCAGCGGCCGACAACACCATCCCCACGTTCGACACGTCAGAATGGTGACACCACACTAGGGGGGTATACCCCGGTCGGGGCGTCAAGGCCTCCTCGTGTGCAGGGCCGATTTCCCTCCCCGGTGTTTTCCCATCGTCCGCACCGTGTATCCGAGCAGAAGGAGGCGTCATGGTTTCGAGGGCCTGTCTGCGTTGCGGCAAGGTATTGGGCAAAAACGTCGGTGGCAGAAGGAAATACTGTTCCGATAACTGCCGCAAGCGTGCGGCCGACCAGCGTCGCCGCCATCCCGGAGGGACAAAGCCCGTATCGTCCGTGCGTGCGTCGTCGTCCGCGCCCGTATCCGGGTGCGATTACGCCGACCTGCTGCGCATCAGCCTCACGGCGCTCAAACGGGCCGTGGAGGATGACGGCACCCCGGCGAACGCGGTGGCCCCATTGACCAAGCAGCTGCTCGTGGTCGGCAAGGAGATCACGGACTTGGAGAACCGTCCCGTCGACCCGCTCGAGGAAGGGGTGAACGTCAGTGGCGCAGCCGACGAGCCCTTCGACCCCGAAACTCTCTGAAATAGCCCGTCACCTGAGCATCCCCACCGGCATCGAGACCACCGGCTTCGGTCGTGTGCGCACCGTCGCCGGACGGCTCGGTATCCGTTTCGACCGGTGGCAGGACGATTTGTGTCGGCTGATGCTCGCCAAACGCGCCGACGGAGAATACGCCGCGTCGGCCGGCGGCGTGGCCATGAGCCTGTGCCGTCAGGTCGGCAAGACGTTCACCGTGGGCACCAACGCCGCGATCATGTGCCTGCTGCAACCGGACTTCACCGTGTTGTGGACCGCGCACCGCACGCGCACCAGCGCGGAAACGTTCAAAAGCATGCAAGCCATCGTCCGCCAGCCCGGCCTGACCCGCCACGTCAAGGCGATACGCCGCGCCAACGGGCAGGAAAGCATCGAGTTCGCCAACGGGTCGCGCATCCTGTTCGGCGCGCGCGAGCAAGGCTTCGGACGCGGCTTCGCCGGCATCGACATGGAGATCTTCGACGAAGCGCAGATCCTGACCGAGAAGGCCCTCGACGACATGGTGCCCGCCACCAACGCCGCGAAGAACCCGCTCATCGTGTTCATGGGCACTCCACCGCGCCCCAACGATCCAGGCGACGTGTTCAAACTCAAACGCTCCCAAGGCCTCGCCAACGAGGACGGCATGACGTACGTGGAGTTCAGCGCCGACAGGGACGCCGACCCGCACGACCGCAACCAATGGGCCAAAGCCAACCCCAGCTACCCCACGCGCACCAAACCCGCCGCGATGTTGCGCATGCTCAAGAATCTCGGTGAAGACAGCTTCCGGCGCGAAGCGTTGGGCATCTGGGACGAGACCACGGATCGCAGGGCCATCGACCCCGACCAGTGGCAGCAGGCCGAAACCGGGGAACGCCGGCCCGGCGGATGGGTCGCGTTCGGCGTGGACATGCCACCCGACCGAAGCCGCCTCGCCATCGGCGCATGCATGGCCTACCCGGACGGCACCGCGCACATCGAACTCGCCCAACTCAAGAACACCCACACGCACGGCACCGGTTGGGCGGTGGAATGGCTCGCCCAACGATGGCACAAAACATCGGCCATCGTCATCGACGCGCAAAGCCCCGCCACCGTGCTCATCCCCGACCTGAAGAAACACGGCGCCAACGTCACCGTCACCGGCCCCACCGACATGGGCCGCGCCGCAGGACGCTTCCTCGACATGCTGCGCGACCGCACCCTCACCCACCTGCGGCAAGCGCCGCTCGACGCCGCAGCCGACGCCGCCATCACCCGCCCGATCGGCCACGAAGGCGCGTTCGGCTGGAACAAACTCGGCACCGGCACCGACATCAGCCCGCTCGTCGCCGTCACCCTCGCCCTGCACGGCGCGAAAACCAGCAGCCGCCGGCCGACCGGCAAACCGCAAAGGATCATCCGATTGAAATGACCAGCTTCCCCACCACCATCGCAGGCCTGACCAACGGCCAGCAAGCCACCTACCGGCGGCTCCTGCGCCGACTGTTGGCCAAACGCTCCAGAAACCGCACCCGCACCCGCTACTACGAAGGCAAGAACGAGCTCAAAGACCTCGGCTACGCGCTGCCGCCCATCGCCAAGGACATCGAAATGGTCGTCGGCTGGCCCGCCAAAGCCGTCGAAGCGCTCGCCAACCGCGTCGTGCTCGACGGGGTGACCACGCGCGACGGGTCCGAACTGTCCCGCACGGTCAGCGACCTGATGGACGCGAACGATCTGGCGCAGACGGCGGAGAACGCGCACACCGACGCGCTCGTGCACTCGTGCAGCTTCGTGGCCGCGTTCCGAGGCGACACCACGATGGGCGAGCCAGAGGCCATCATCCAGGAGTTCCCCGCCGACTGCGCGACAGGCTCGTGGGATCCGCGCATGCACGCGTTGGGCGAGGCGCTCCTGTTCGACGTGTCGCACGACGACGGGCGCAACGGCAAAGTGCGCTGCGGATACCTCATGTCGGACGGCATGATCGTCACGTTCGCCGGCGACGGCACCCGTTTCTCCAAGCAGACCGAAGCCCCGTACGACGGGCGCATCCCTTGCGAACTGCTCGCCTACCGTCCCGACTCGAAACGCCCGTTCGGCCGTTCGCGCATCAACCGCACCGTGATGAGCCTGACCGACTCCGCCGTCCGCACGTTCCTGCGCTCCGAACTGCAGGCGGAACTCTACAGCGTGCCGCCGCGCTACTTCCTCGGCGTGACCGAGGACATGTTCACCGACGAGGACGGCGAATCGATACCCATGTGGAGGATCGCGCTCGACAAGGTGCTCGCCATCCCGCGCGACGAAACCACGGGCAGCGTGCCCGAGGTGGGCCAGTTCCAGCAGTACAGCTTCGAACCGCACGTGACCCAGTTGCGCAACACCGCGACCATGTTCGCGGCGGCGACGAGCCTGCCGCCCGACGCGATGGGCGTGCTCACGTCCAACCCGTCCAGCGCGGCGGCGATAGACAAGGCAGTCAAGGAACTGTGCCTCGACGCGGAATCATGCCAACGCCGCTTCGGCCCCGCATGGGAACGGATCATCGACCGCGCCCAGAAATACGCCGGGAGCGACGGCATGGCCACGGTGAGGGTCAGCGCCCAATGGCGCAACCCAGCCACCCCGTCGCGCGCCGCTGCCGCCGACGCGGCCGTGAAACTCGTACAGGCGGGCATCCTGCCCGCCGACAGCGAAGTCACCTGGGACATGCTCGATCTGTCCGACCGGCAACGCCAGACGTTGCGCCGCGAAGCCCAGAAAGCACGCGCCCAAGCGCGAATCGACCAGTTGAGGATCCGAACCGGACAAATCGAGGAGGCGAAGGATGGAACCGAACAGCCTGAACCTTCCGCCGGAACGACGCCAACGTCTGGAACGGCTGCTCGACCAAGCGTATGAGGATTACATCGATGATCTGGAGAACCTGACCGACGCGGCCGCCGACGAAATCGAAACCGCCTACCGGCGCGACCCGCTCTCCCTCAAGGACACGGTGCGCGACTACACCGATCAGGCCAGCCAACTGGCGAACGACTACTACGACACCGTACGCCAACTCTGGCAGGAGGAAGCCGGCGTCGAATTCACCGACTTCGACCACACCGACCTCATCGATTCCGACCGCGTGCTCTGGCAGCAGCAGGGCGGCTACTCCAACACCGACTACAACGGTTTGACCTACACGCAGGTCAAGAACGGGCAAGCCCGGTCAGGCGCCACCATCGACGACCTGTGGCCCGCGTTGGACACCGTGGATGACTGGCAGCAGTTCATCGCCGACATGATATCCACCAGCACGCGCCTGACCCAACAGCGCAACATGCGAGCCGACCCCACGAAGCCACGTTGGGCGCGCGTGCCGCGCGGCAAGACGTGCGCGTTCTGCACCATGCTCGCCTCACGCGGCTTCGCCTACCTGAGCGAGGACACCGCAGGACGGCAGATGCAATACCACGCCGACTGCGACTGCCAGATCATCCCCAACTGGGGCAAGCAGGCGCTCGCTGGATACGACCCCGACAAGCTGTACGGCATGTGGAAGGAAGGCGTGGACGCAGCCGGAGACGGCGACTGGCGCGAAGCCCTCAGACAGATGCGCCGCCTGCACCCCGAACAACTCAAAGACGGCGTCCATGAAACGAGCGGGCCATGGCCGAAGGATGTCATATACCCATATGCCGGCGTATGGGAGCATGTGTTCGACGGTCATGGCCCCGGCACCCGCATCGAAGGAAAGACCCATTTCCCAGACGATTGGAGCGCTGAAAAGGTCAAATGGGCGGTAATGGAGGCTGTTGCCGCGCCGGATTACGTCAAAACGGCCGGAACCAACCGCGAGAACCGGTATAAAATGGTTGACGACGTACTGATCCGCGTCTGGCTGCAGAAAAAACGCGGCAATGACCAACGGTTCCGCATCCACACTGGGCATCCGACGACGCAGCAGGAAAGGGAGAGGCTATGGCCACTGATCAGCAGGCAGCTGAAGCCTACCGACGGCTGAGGGAACACTGCGCATCGCTTCCCGCTGACAGGCTGCAATCGCTCGATGACGGTCTGGACGCCGGAGAGCCATACCTCGCATTGAGCTGGCTCATCGCCGATGTACTGGAAAACCACATCGACGTGCCTCGCGAAACGCTGCTGTCGGCATACGCGCTGCTCGACGACGCGGACAAGGAAGAATATGCCGACATGCTCGGCTGAGCCTCCGCCGTCATCATCAGGCCATCACGATTTTCGTGGTGGCTTTTCTTATACCGATTCTTGGTGGATTGCCGGAGCAGCCGAACGGACCCGACTGTAAATCGGGCGCACAATGTTGCCGCGCAGGTGCGAATCCTGCATCCATCACTTTCGCGGACCCCGCACGCCGCGTCGCCAACCGTGCGCAAGCCAACAGAAAGAGAACCATCATGTTCAAGTTCAGCAACCGCAACCGCATGCTCCTGCATCGCCTGCGTTTCATCGAAGGCGTCGGAGGCGAAGGATCCGGCTCCGGTTCGCCCGGCACCGCCGGCAACGGCGGCAATGACAACGGTGAACCGGACACTTCCAGGCCTCAGCCTCCGAAACCACCGGAGGTCGAAAAGCAGGATCCGCAGGCCAAGGATTTCAGCCGTGCGCTCGCCAAGCGCGTCGCCGAGATCGAGGCGAAGTACGCCGACTACGAGGAGCTGAAGGCCAAGGCCGCGAAATACGACGCCGGCCAGAACGACGCCGAAGCCCGGTTGGCCAAACTCGAGCGGCGTTTCGACGAGGCCGACAAGGCCAAGGCTCGCCGGTCGGAGGTCGAGAAGGTGGCCAAGGAGACCGGTTTGCCTGTCGAACTGGCCGCCCTGCTCGACGGGGACGGCGACCAGCTCGCCGAAAACGCCAAGACCGTCAACGCGATCATCGGCAAGCTCAAGGACCCCGGCGCGCTCGCGCCGCGCGTCGATCAGGCCGGTGGCGGCGAACAGCTGACTCCGCGCCAACTGTTGCAGGCTGCGTACGCGGAAAAGAACTGAACATCAATCGAAAGGAGCCATCATGGCGCTCACACTCGCGGAATCCGCGAAACTCTCCAACGACACCCTCGCGCGCGGCGTGCTCGAAACGTTCGTGCAGACCAGCCCCATCCTCGACCGCATCCCCTTCATGGAGATCGAGGGCAACGCGTACGCGTACAACGAGGAGGCCACCCTGCCCGGCGTCGCGTTCCGCAACGTCAACGAGGCGTACACCGAATCCACCGGCACCGTCAACCAGAAAAGCGAGAAGCTCGTGATCCTCGGCGGCGATGCAGACGTCGACCGGTTCATCCAGCAGACGCGCAGCAACATCAACGACCAGCGCGCCGAACAGACATCGTTGAAGGTCAAAGCGATCTCCTACAAGTTCCAGGAAACGTTCTTCAACGGCGACACCACCGTGGACACGAAAAGCTTCGACGGGCTCAAGAAGCGTCTGACCGGCACGCAGGTCATCGACGGCGGCGCGAAGGGCCTGCCCATCGTGGGCGAATCCAACACGGACATCCACGCGTTCCTCGACAAGCTCGACGAACTGCTCGCCGCGGTTCCCGGAATCAACGGACAGAACGGCGCGATCTACGCTTCCGCGCCCATCATCCGCAGGATCGGCAGCGCCCTGCGGCACGTGAGCCTCGACACCGTCCTCATGGAGGACATCGCCGGCAAGCGCGCCATCCAGTGGAACGGCATCCCCATCCTCGAGGCCGGGCAGACCGCCGCCGGCGCCCAGATCCTCGACGCGAACGAGACCATCACGCCCGGTCAATCCGCGACCGCGGTGAACAACACGTCCAGCATCTACGCGGTCAAGTTCGGGTCCTCCGAAGGCGATCAGGGCGTGACCGGGTTGACCAACGGCGGCGTGCAGGTCGAGGATCTCGGCCAGTTGCAGGACAAGCCCGCCTACCGCACCCGAATCGAGTTCTACGTCGGATTGGGCGTGTTCAGCGGCAAGGCCGCCGCACGCTTGAAGGGGGTGCTCAATGGCTAGAGCGAAGCAGCCGGACGAGGAAATCGACCTCGACCCTACAGCACAGGCCGAAACCACGGCCGTAGAACCGTCCGACGCGGCGGACATGCCCACGCCCGTGCCCGAAGCGTTCCCTCCCGACGGGCACCGTTGGGAACGGTTCGAAGCCATGCGCCCAGACGGCGTGCGCGTGATGGTCACCCGCGACATCGAAACCGGCGACCAGCGCGTGACGGAGGCCTGACATGGCCACGCCAGCATCGTTCGCCACGCCCGACGACCTCGCCAAGGCGTGGCGGACGCTGACCACGGCTGAGCGGGAACGCGCCACACCGCTGCTCGCCAAGGCGAGCCGGCGCATCCGTTTGACCTGCCCGAACTGGAGGAAAGCCGAAACGGCGGATCCGGGCGTGTGCGCCGACGTGGCGTGCGACATGGTCAAACGCGCCATGACCGCCGAAACCACGAACCCTGCAGGCTGGTCGCAGACATCCTCCACCACGGGCCCGTTCTCCGACTCGCACACGTTCGCCAACCCGAACGCCGACCTGTACCTCACCAGCGCCGAAATCCTGCTGCTCGGCGGCAGGCGCGGTGCCAAAGCGTTCGCCGTGAGCATGAACGGAGGTGGCTGATGGAACGGGTCGACGTGTACCGGGGCATCCAGTCCACGGATTCCGACGGCAACCCCATGCACGGGCCGCCCTCGTTGTGGAAAACGTTCCAAGCGTTGGTGGGCCCCGCCATGGGCGAGGCGAAGATATCCGAAACGGTGACCATGCCCGTCACCATCGGCTACACCGTCTACATCCGTGGCGAGGAGCCGACCGGCATCCTCAACACCGACGTGCTCGCCC